ATACAAAAATAAGAATAGCATGGAGAGATACTGATGGTAATTTTAATTTAGTAAATTCATCATATTATTTAGAATACACATTTCTAAAAAATGGTATATTTAAATTTGCATACGCTAATGGATTTTTATTTATAACAGATAGTACATTTGAAAATGATACTGTTATATTTGGTAAAGCTTCTAATAGTCATTTCTATGGAACTGTAGCTCAATATTCATCTACAATAGTTAATTTTTCTAAGTTAGAATTTGATATATTTGGTTTGATGCAACCAGCATCTTTTAATGCATCAGGCAATGTTGCTGACTTATTTGTTATTATAAATGGTATAAAATTTAGTGCTAAATCTCCATATTCATATGAAATAAAAGATTATGCTATAGTATGGGATTGTAACAAAACTATTGAAAATGGTCATATAAGTATCCATAAATTATCTAAAACTATATGGATAATCCCGCCTAGATATTGCTTAAATGATAATGCTACTTCAATTACTATAGACTTACAAACGTATGACTATATAAACTTTTGTGAATGGTTTAATAAACATAAAAGTGATGCTAATAATTTAATAGAAGCATCTGTCCCATCAGGTGAAGGCATTCCTAACAATGTAAGAAACTTTGAAACATATAATGGATATAATAATTATGCAGAATTAAGAGAATTTGTAATAAAAAATCAATCTACATTTTCTTTTATTTCATTTAATGATAAATCTGCAGTAAATTATAGAATTATGGATAGTCAAATATATTCTTCTACAATAGACAGATTGAATGTATTAAATACTATAGAAAACTGGAATAAATTTACAGATTTTAATGAAACATACTTTAAAGATAGATTTAGTATTATAAATGGAACTTCTGTTGCTAATAAACTTGATACAACATTAACAAATTATTCTAATACATATTCAATATCAGTATCTGGATTAGAAGGTGTTCCTATTAATATAATACCATTATCTTATAATCATAAAAAATCATTTGTATTAAGAATATCTGTAGTTGAAGAATTAGGCAATCCACTACCAGAAGGTACATATGTATTTGGATATACTGTTTTATTAAAGAATAAACAGGAAGTATCATTTAATGAAATAATAAATTCAGTTACAATACCACCAAATAAAGCTTTCTTCGCAGAATTATTTTTTAATATAAGAGAATCAAATTCTGCATTAATTGATGATCAAAAATATGATTTATTAATAGATTCTTTTAAATTCTATATGAAGAAAATAGAAGATTCTGAATGGTTATTTGTATCTAGAGTTTCATTAAAAGATGGTTCTTATGATAAAGAAGATGTGTTTAATGCAGGATATATAGAAGTTTACTCTGAATTAACAGGTAATGAAAATGAAAATATAATATATACATCTTTTAATATTAAACAAGAATCTTACAGTACATTAAGATACGAAGCTGGTTTTTCAGAGAAAGACTCATTACAATCTAAATATAAATCATCTGTATTTGCTAATAATAGATTATTTGCTGTTAATATAAAAGATGAAAATGAAGATTTATATCCAGATAGGATATTAATATCAAACTCTAGAAATCCATTTACATTACCATCTAATAACTTTATTGATATATCAAATGAAGATGGTGATGAATATATTACCATTTCACATTTTTCTTCAAGAATACTTGCTTTTAAAAAGAAAAATTTGTATATAATCAATATAACTTCTAATGACCCAAGTACATTTTATCTTGAACAAACTGTATTTAATGCTGGTGTTGAAAGTCATTATTCAGTTTGTGAGACGGAATTTGGTATAGCTTGGTTTAACAAGAATGGTATATACATTTATGATGGTAAAGCTGTTAATGAAATTACAGAAGGTAAGATAAAAGGTGAATATATAAGCAATTATGATACTTATAATGTTAAACGTGTTGGATATGATTTCTTTGAAAAAAAGTTAATCATAACATTTCAAAAATCAAATAACTCTTATTCTTATGTATTTGATTTTAAAAATTCAGCATTTAATACAATAGTATTTGCTAATGCTACTTATGCTACTAATTTCTTTTCTATTGGAGGAAGAGCTGTAATGTTTATATCATCAGACATACACGAGTATACTGAATCAATAAACAGTACACGCTCAGTCATAGTAGAAACTAAAAAGTATGATTTTGGACAGCCGCATGTTAGAAAGAAGATAAGAAGATTTTACGTTCATTTCAGTGGAACATACACATCTGCAATAAAATTCTCTTATAGACTAGATGATACTAATGATTATACTGAAATTACAGGAACTGTTGTTGAAGGAAATTTAATACTATTTGATTTACCTTCATCTTTAACTTGTTATACTGTTCAAATAAAAATGTCAGGCATTATAACAATAGAAATAAACGACATATCAATTATATACAGAAGGAAATTACCAAAATGAAATTTAATTATTTATTCAACAACAAGTCTAAAAAAGGCACATTTACTCTTACGGTATCTGAAACATTTCAAGACGAACAATCGTTTGATGATGCAAAAACATCATTAATAACAAAATTAAATGAACTTCCGCTTGATTCGATAATGAATATAAATAAAACTATTTTAGTTTTAATAAGTTTTTCATCAGTATCTCCTATAGATGAGCTTAGTGGAACCATATCTTTAAATGGAAGCACAATTATAACAAATTCCACTCTTGTTGTTTCTGATACTATTGAACAAGTTATAAATAGATTTCCATCAACATCTGGAATATATACATTAACAAAAACTGCAACATCAATAGAAATAGAATACACTTATTTTAAATCTATTTTTGAATCATATTATACTCATGAGCCTTCTGTTGTAATATCAAATATAGGTGGAGTACAGACTATAACATATTCTGTATTATAAAATGTCTGGACCATTAAGTCAAAAGAAAACAGCTAATTCATCTCAGCCTTCTAAAAATGAAGGCAGTGATGGAGAGCAAAGATTTGTAAAAAAATCTGGAACATTATTCATGTATAGAAAACATGAAGGTATTTGGTATAAAATTCAAATGGAGAAAGTATAATGAGCGCATTGCTTGCTGCACTAACAGGTGGTAAAATGTTATTAGATTTGTATGATTCTTATCAGCAAAAACAAGAATATAAAAAGCAAAAAAGATTAAAATCTAACTACTTCGACCAAAACATAAAAGGTCTTTTAGAAGAAGCTAATAACATGGAACGACCTGATTTTAATGCTATTAGAGATGCTGAAATGACAGGAGTTACTAATGAGTTTCAAACTCAAATGGATTCTCTGTTTACGAATAGAGATAAAATGACATCTGCTAACAATTTCAATGATTCAGGATTTGTTAATGATGTATTTATGAAAGAGAAAGCAAATGCAACAAACGCATTTAATGCTAAATCATTTCAAGTAAATAGAGGTATCAATGATATGCAATCTCAATTTGATGATATGTTAAGGCAGAATAGAATACGTTCAAAGGAATTGGAATATTCCTATAAGTTTGGATAAAAGATTTAAAATTAGAGCTTCTAACGTGGTTTCTAGGCTTTAAGGAGCAAAAAAGGTATCACAATAAGGCTTAAAATTTTAAGGGCTTTAAAATCAAAATTTAATATTATTATGAGTAATAAAGCAGTTTACGGAAAAGCATTAGGAGCATTTAGAAGGATTAACAATGTTAAGTCTTCATTAATGAACGTAGAAGAACAGAGAGTTAATTTAGCAAAAAAACAAGCTATTGCCAAAGATAATGCTCAAAGACTTTTATTTGAAAAAGAGTTTCAGTCTAAAGCAATAAATACAGCAGGCTCTGCTATTGGAGCAGGATTGCAATATTCTAATAAAGTTAATCCTGAGACTGTTAAGAATTGGACTCCTGCATTAACATTAGGTTCTGAGTTAATGTCTGATTTATCATTAGGAAGAATTAGCAATAATGATATGAAATTTCTTTCATCCCAAGACTTATCTTTATATCAAAAGCAAGATAATTTATCTAATTTAGCTACTAATGCTATAGACCAATTCTCATTCCAAGAATCTATTGACCAGATAAGAAAAAAATCATCTTTTAAAAAAGAAATAGATAAAATTATAAAAGAAAATCCAAAATTAGAATATGTAAAAGATATGAATAGTTACGCTAAAGATAACATGGAATGGAAGAAAAATAAAGGATATACTGTAGACCAATTAGAAACTCTTAAAGATTATGCAACTGAAAGAAAGAGACAAGGTTTACTTCCTGATAATGTTGATATAAAAAAGGATAATATAGAAGAATTAGTAAAACTACTAAATTCAATTAAAATGAATAAAAATTATTTATAAAAATAATTTAATAATTCAACAAAAAATAATTTTTACAAAGCAGAAGAAGAAAATTCAATTTTAAAAGAAAACATGGAAATGTAATATGGCTATACAAACAGGACTTGGCGATTCAATTAGAACCTTAGGAATGATTCTTCAGAATAAATCACAAGAAGAAGAAGCATCTTTAAACAGGTCTCATCAAAGAGATTTAACTCAAATTCAAAATGAGAAAGAAGCCTATCAAATGAAGGCTCAAACAATGCAACGTCAAGCAGATATTTCATTAGATAGAGTATTAAAAATACAAGACAGAATTGCTCAGTTTGGATTAAATACAAGAGTTGAACAATCTGAAGGAGTTAAAGAAGTATTTGAAGGTATATCTAATTCATTATATAATCAAGTTCAGACTGCTTCAGCATTAGCTGCAGATTATAAAGAACAAGGTGATAAATTAGCCTTAAGAGAAGAATCATTCTATTCAGGACTAGCGGCAGGTAAGCAACTACCATTAGAGAAAGCTTCTATGTTAGGAA